TGAAGGGATTTACCTTTTTACTCTTGATTGGTCATGGGAGTCTAAATCAACCCTAAATACTAACTTTAGTGAGACACCTGAGCATAAATGTGCTCATTTCTTCAAGATGGACAATGGTAACTTCTATGCATACCCCAATAATAAGATCTTATGGTATGACGATGCATGGACAAAAGACCGAATTACCAAAAATCCAGGTTTTGAGATTGATTTGACAGAGTATTCTGTTGAAAATACCCGCAAAATTGAGACCTCGGACAACTTTATGTACGAAATTAACCAAATAGGAGAATAAAATGCCCGATAATAACGAAAAAATGCTTCGTGAAATTGCTTTTGATGCAATGACACCCAAGAAAACTGACAAACTCAAGGAAAATGAGATTTTTGAGTATGTAGAGGATGAAGTAGAGAAGAAGGACGAGAACAAAACTCTCTTTGGTTGAATAAATAAGATAGATTTGCTCTAAAAAGTGCCAATAGAACGCCGCTCACAGTCTTTTAAAGATCTAAGTATGACATTGAAGGTGAATCCTATCACCGATGATCTTGTGGCACTTAAAAATGCTAATGCAATTGCGCGTTCTCTCCGTAATTTGGTCTTTACTGACCAGGGAGAACGCTTCTTTGAACCAGAATTGGGTGGGAACATCAAATCTTTGTTATTTGAGAACATGGATTCATTGACTGCATCCGATGTAGAGGACTCAATTTCACAAACGATCAGACTTCAAGAACCAAGAGTTGAACTTATAGATGTAAAAGCAACTCCAAACTTTGAGAATAATGAGATGGATGTTCGTCTCCAGTATAGAATTGTTGGACTGGAACTTGAACCACAGCAATTAGAATTCGCGTTACAACCCACACGATAATGCCACTAGTTAATTTTTCAAATCTAGACTTTGATCAAATCAAAGACTCGCTCAAGGACTACTTGAGGTCGAATTCGGATTTTACTGACTATGATTTTGAAGGGTCTAACCTTGCGGTAATTATCGATACCCTTGCATACAATACTTACATCAACTCATATAATGCTAACATGATTAGCAATGAGGTGTTTATTGATAGTGCAACTTTAAGAGAAAATGTCATTTCTCTTGCAAAGAACGTAGGTTATATTCCAAAATCAGTAAATTCATCAAGATCAAGTGTTAGTTTCTTCGTTGATACCTCAAATTTAACTACAAATCCAAGTCTTTTAACTCTACAGAAAGGAATCTTCAGTACAAGTCGTACATTTGGTTCTCAAGTCTATACATTTAACATTATTGACGATATTACTGTCCCTGTTAATGACGGAATTGCATATTTCAATAATGTTTTATCATATGAGGGTACTTATTTAACCGAAGATTTCACAGTTGACTCATTTATTCCAAATCAAAGGTTTATTTTAGGTAATAATGGCATTGATACCTCTACTTTAAGGGTTATTGTCAAACCAAGTGAAGATTCTCAGATCGAAAGAGTCTATCAACAGACACAATCGCTATTTGATATTGATTCTGACTCCCCAATCTTCTTCGTTCAGGAAATTGAAGACGGAAGATACGAATTAATCTTCGGAGATGGCATTTTTGGTATCAAACCAGAGTCTGGTAACTATATTGAAGTCTCTTATATTACGACTACGAACGGTTCTGCGACAAATGGCATTACCAGATTCACTTTTAATGGAAGACTTAAAGATACTCGACTCGAAATTCCCATTGCACAAGGTATTTCTTCTCTTACTGTTTTACAGCAGTCATTTGGTGGTGCTGAAATTGAATCTGTCGATAGTATCAGAAGATATTCAACAAAACAGTATGCTGCTCAAAGTAGAGCAGTCACAGCATCGGACTATGAGACATATGTGACCAAAATCTACTCCGATGCAGAATCAGTATCTGCTTATGGTGGCGAAGAAATCACTCCACCAGAATATGGTAAAGTTTTTATTGCAATTAAACCAATTGCAGGTGCTTTCCTATCAAATTTCATTAAAGACAACATTTTAACCGATTTAGAGAAGTATTCTGTTGCAGGTATTGAACCAGTCATCATTGACCTCTCTTATCTCTATGTTCAATACGAATCAGCAGTTTATTATAACACAAATACTGCTTTATCAAATCTAGATATTACAAATAAGGTTGAAGCAAATGTTTTGCAGTATTCCAACTCACCAGAATTGAATAAATTTGGTGCAAGATTCAGATATAGTAAATTTCAGTCAATTATTGACCAAACTGATGATTCTATTACATCAAACATCACAAGAATCACGATGAGAAGGGATGTAAGAGTCCTACTCAACCAATTAACAGAATATGAGATTTGTTTTGGTAATCCATTCCTAATTGACCCCGCAAAATTTGCTTGTAGGCAAAATGGATACACATACAACCTTCGTTCTTCTGGATTTAAGATTAGTGGCGTAACAGATACACTATATCTTGGTGATAGACCACTTGATGGTATGAATGGCAGATTATTCTTCTTCAAGTTGGATGCTCAAATGAATCCAGTTGTTGTAAGAGACAATGTTGGTAAAGTTGATTACAAAAAAGGCGAAGTTATCATATTCCCTGTCGTAATTATTGAAACTGAATATAATAATCCATTCCCAATGATTAAAATTCAGGCAATTCCAAATTCAAATGACGTTATTGGTCTCCAGGATTTGTATCTACAATTGGATGTAAATAGTAGTACGATTAGCAGTATTCCAGACAATATTGCATCTGGGAACGATATTTCTGGAACAAATTACGTTTCAACCTCCAGTTACACCAACGAAAAGCTAACATACTGATAGTTAAGAGATGATATCAACCGACCGCCAAAAAATCCGCACTCAAGACATTGTTGAGTATCAATTACCTGCTTGGGTAAGAGAGGACTTTCCATTAGTAGCATCTTTCTTTGGAACTTACTATACCTCTCAGGAAGCGGTAGGAGCACCTGTCGATCTTGTTAAGAATTTAACAGAGTATATCTCACCACAAGTTATTGCAGACTCAATTGAGTCTACAAGACTTAAGGGAAACATCAATGCATTTGATGAAACAATTACAGCAGATTTCAACCTTGCTAATAATATTCAAGGTACTTCTGGATTTCCGGACCATTATGGTCTGATTCAGATTGATGATGAAATTATTTTATACGAAAGAAAAACCAGAAATCAGTTTATTGGGTGTGTTAGAGGTTTCAGTGGAACCACATCATACAAAACACCAACGCAACCAGATCAACTTACCTTCAAAACTAGTGAAGCAGAGTCTCATACTTCTGGTTCAACGATCGTTAATTTAAGTGCTCTTTTATTACAAGAATTTTTTATAAAATTAAAATTCCTTTATACCCCAGGATTCGAGGAGCGCAAATTAGATGATGAATTAAATAAGCGTTTATTTGTTTCTAGAGCGATTGATTTTTATTCCTCAAAAGGATCGCAAGAATCATTCGATATTCTCTTCGGAGCACTCTATGGTGAGTGGGTAGAAGTCTTTAAACCAAGAAAACACCTCTTCAGACCTTCTGATGCAAAGTACAGATTGACTTCTGACTTGGTTACGGAGATCGTTAGCATCCCTGATGGAGTCTCTCCATATGATGTTTTAAATAAATCAATTGCGCAAGTAGCATATCCTAAGTATGGCATTCCCGCTGCTTCATCCCCAATTACAAATGTTGAAAAATTTGTTTATGATGGAGAGGAGTATTTTACCATTAGTCTAGACTCAGACTACGATAAGGACATTTCTGTTACTGGTGCAACTTTTGGTAGATTCTCTGTTCATCCAAATACTAGAACGACGACTCAGACATTAGTCGCAAATAATTTTATTGATGTAGATTCTACGATTGGATTCCCAGATTCTGGAGAACTGTTTGTTACCTATCCAGATACAACAACGGGAATTTTAACTTACAGATCAAAGACATCTACTCAATTTACTGAGGTAGAAAATCTGAATGATAGTATTGATATTTTCTCAAATGTTCGCCTGAATGTAACTGCTACTGTAGAATTACCTGAAGGAACTGTGGAATACAGAGTTGGATCTGTATTGAGTGAAGATATTATTGAAACTCCTAACTGGTATTTTGATCAGAATGACTATGGTGTTATTGAAACTCTTGGAATTTCAAGTGATGGTATTAAGTCTGAAGGATGGTTCAATAATCACATCATTAAACTAGATCTAGAATCTTTTGATGGATCCAATGCCAAGACATATATTCCAAACAATCTAAATCTTGAAGACAGGGTTGCAATTACAGACCCTGCTGGAGTTACCTACAGTGGTACGATTAACCAGATTATTGATGATAAGTCATTCACAGTTATTTTTGATGGATCTACTTCTCCTCAGATCAATCCAGACTTTCAGTATATTCTCCATACTCTTATTCTAAAACCAACGGTATCTACTAAGAACAAGGTATCATATTCTTATCTGGAAGATTTGCAGGCAAACGTTCAGAATACTTATGGAGACTTTAAAGGAGATGTTTTAGTCAATTCATCTTCCTTACCAAGTTTCTCTAATGTTGAACTGGATTTCTATGATAGAAAAATCCCCCTAAATGGAACTTACACTGGAGAGACATTTGCAGTTCCAAATTCTGTTGCAGATCATGGATACTTCACTGGAGAATCAGTATATTACAAGACGTTCTTCTATGAATCAACTGATTCCCTAGGAAATACTCTTGTTGATGATGATGGCAATCCAATTCTTCTAGAAAGCAAACTAGAAGGTTTGAGTGAAGGTGTCTATTTCATCAGAAGAGTTGATTCGAAAAGATTTAAACTAGCATCAAGTCCTCCAAACTTATATCAAGATCAATATATTAGTGTTTCTGGAACTGTTGAGAACAACAGTCTAACATATATTGATTTCTACAATAAAGATATTGAAAATCAGAATTTATTGAGAGAAGTCAAACCTCCTGTCAATAAAGGTGAAATTTACGAAACTGAGGCAGGAACAACAGGTATTCTTGTAAATGGTGTTGAGGTTTTAAACTACAAGTCTCAAGACATCATTAACTTCGGTAAGATTGAAGAGATTACTGTAACATCTCCAGGAACAGATTACGACATCATTAATCCACCTCTTCTTGAGATTAGTGATGACAATGGCACAAATGCAGATGGCATTGTTGCTGTTGGCGGATCTATGGTAGCACTAGAACTACTAGAGAATGGATTTGATTATGTAGAAGATCCTATTATCACAGTTAAAGGTGGTAATGGTAAAGGTGCTGTAGGTGATATTAATACTGAACTAATTGACCACTTTGTTGTCTTTAATCCAGTATCTGGAATCAATACAGTTGCAAATACAATTGGATTCTCAACTTTCCACAAATATAGAGAAATTGAGCACGTTATCTATAGAACAGATGATCAGGGACCAGTTTCTGGTATTACTTCTGATGCAAGATACTATGCAAAACCAATTGATCCTCTTACTGTAGAATTATACAAAAATAGAAATGATCTACGTCTAGGAATCAACACGATTAGTATTGATGGTTCTGGTGAAGGAACAGAACAGTTCTTTGAGTCCGTACAGAAGAAGAGAATCGTCTATAGCGTCGGTATTTCTTCTACAGGATACGAATATCAAAACAAGGAGAGAAGACTGTCTCCAGCGGGTGTCAGCACTGCCTCACACGTCATTACGATCAAGGATCACCACTATGCTGATAAGGATATTATCTTCTATTCTAACATTGGAACAGAGATCCAAGGACTTTCCACAACATCTCCATACATTGTAACTAAAGTAAATGATGATGAGTTCAAACTCTCATTGCAAGGTATTGGAACTGGAGCAGAGTACCAAAATTACTTTGATAAAAAGTATATTGAATTGCAATCTGCAGGTATTGGAACGCATATCTTCAATTATGAACCAATTACGGTTGAAATTGAAGGAGAAATTGGTATTGCAACATTCTCTGGACATGGAGAAGAAGACTTTAGAGCAAAAGTCCAACCATTGTTCAGAGGAGAGATTACTTCAGTATTCGTAGAAGATCATGGACAAGAATATGGCACAGATTCTATTATTAACTATGAGAGACAACCAATCTTTACGACTAAGACTGGAGAAGAAGGTGGATTGCTACCAATTGCAAATAATGGACAAATTGTTGAAGTTCTAGTAACTTATCCAGGATCTGGATACAATTCTCCACCAAAACTTGTTGTAACTGGTAATGGTAAGTATGCAGAATTAGTCCCAATTATCAAGAATGGAGAACTTCTTGGTGCAAAGATTAAAAATCCAGGAATTGGATATTTTGGTCCCGTATCTATTGAGGTTATTCCTTCTGGTCTTGGTGCCGAATTCTTTGCAGAAATTCAGGAATGGACAATCAACCTATTCCAGAAGAATCTCCCAATTATTGGAGAAGATGATGGTATCTTGACTCCTGCTAGAAATTCTGATTATGGTATTGAATATTCATATCTATATGCTCCAAGAAAGTTAAGAGAACTTCTACTCCAAAAACAACCTGACGGACAAGTTCGTTATGGTAGTTATGACCTAATTAAATCTGGAAATAAGGAGGCAGAATCTAAATTCCACTCACCAATTATTGGATGGGCCTATGATGGAAACCCAATTTACGGTCCATATGGATTTAATACACCAGAGGGTGGATTTGTCCGTGCAATGAAGACTGGTTATGTCAGAGATAACCAAATTGTCAATAGTATAAACAGACCTGTTCTAGATCCTGGAGCATTTGTTGAAGATTTTGTCTTTACTGGTGAAGGAGATCTAGATGTTCATAATGGTAGATATTGTGTTACTCCAGATTATCCAAATGGAGTATATGCATATTTTGCAACTATTGACCCAGGAGCAGTTCAATCAACTGGAACATT